TATAATATATTATAACATATAAAACTAGTATATAGTTATATGAACTTTTTTCTAAAATGCAAATATTTTAAGACTTTTTATTTCTAAAACATAGGAAATTTTTAGTGTATAGTTTTTCTTTAAAGTTGTGAGTTAAATTAATGGATATATTTTTAATTATTGATTCTATTTCAGGCAATTGTTTACAATCTTTTTGTTTGAGATATAATTCAAAAGTTAAAAATGTTTTTTTACCCTTTTTTATTCTATTATCACACACATCAATATCAAATATACAATTTTTATCAAATATTGAACTATACTCAGATATTAATTCACTAACCAATTTATTATATGAAGTTTTTAATTCATTAACTTCACTTACATAATCATTAGATTCAAAAGAAGGTGATATATATGTATTCCCAACAATATATATCACCTCTGGTTTTTTATGATTCGTTGAACCATATTTAGTTTTAAAACTTGGATTAATATCAATATTATATTCTTTATTTAAACGTTTCATTTCTTAATATATTTTTAACATATACAATATATGTTAAAAATCAAAAAAGTCAATAGTTTTAAAGATTTTTTTAATATGAATAAACTGCATTATCTTTATTAGACAAATAAATTTTATGAGCCAATTCTTTTATTTGAATAAATGCGCCACCAGCAGAAGTTACATTTCCTTTTTCAGTCATATCAATACCAAAATCACATAATTTAGATATTTCTTTTAATAATGCTGATTGTTCATCTCCATTGTCAGTCATATCATATGTGGCTTCATCTATTTTATTACCTTTTTTATTTTTTGATTCTTTTTGTGCAAAATAACCTCTTAATGCAGCTTCAGCAGATGCTTTTGATTTGTAATTTGCTTTCCAATCACCATCTTTTTCATTGTCACCTTTTCCTTTATGCCCTCTAATTTTCCAATCATCTCCTTCTTTGTGTATGACATCATGTAATTCCTCATTTACACCTTCATTGAAATCAACACTGCCTTTGTTTGATGTATGTGTTCTATCCCAATTATTTTCATTATTTGGGTCTAAACCATGTTTTTCCAACCATCCTTTAGTATGTATTTTAACACTATAAGGGTCAACTCCTAAATCTTTTACATCTTTCCAAAAGTAATTTTCTGGATATTTTTTTAATTGGTCAGGCTCTTTATCTCCGTGGTCCCACCCCATTAATATTTTGCCATTTTTATCAACAGCATAATGTGAATTATTATCTCTTCTTTCTTCAGATGAAGTATCTGGATTATCAGCTTCAACCATTCCACATTCATTATTATTTTCTATCAATATTCTAGAAATAATAGATTCTACCATTTCATTTACGTCTTTTCTTTTTAAAGTAACAACTTTTTTCATTTTATTTTCATTTATCATACTATTGATAAGACTTTCTTTATCTTTAACAATATTATTATTTAATTTTTCAAAATTGATGATAACATAAACATTTCCAATAATATAACCATCAATCCCCATGTTAAGTAATATTTGGCTAATGCTTTTCATTCCTGTTGAAGATAACTTGTTATAAGCAAAAGACAAAATTTTATAGATTGTTGAATCACCGTTTAATGGCTTAAAGTCATATGTTGATAATAATTCATAATCGTTATAGGCAATACCTGATAATAACTTATCATTTAAATAAGTTTTATATTGTTCAATCTCATTATTAATGGCATCATATTCACGATTATTTCTAACATTATCCAATTGATAATTTAATAGTTCAATTCTATTTTTTATATCATATGGTGATATAATATTTAATTGACTAAAAGTATTATTACTGTCAACAATATTCATTCCTTTAGTTGATAATATCACAAATTCGTTACCATATTCTTCGGCTTTGTAAGCTTCATTTGTGAAATATGCTCCATATCCCTCTCTTCCTCTACTACCGCCCTTAATTTGATTTGAGTCAAAAGCATCAAACTTTTCATTAGTTCCATGAAAGATATATCCTTGTTGAGCTAACATTCCGATAATTCTATAACGAAATGTCTGGTCTTTTTGAAAACGTTCATATGCTGTCATATTACTATTCGCTTAATGTATCTTTTATTTCTAACATTTCAGCCACATCTTTTACTAAAGAAGATTCGCTAAATTCTCTATTTAAAACACGTTCTTTGATAGATAATAGTTTTTCCTTAACATTACCTTCAGCTTCTCTTAAAACATCATTAATGGCTTCTAAAGCTTCATTTTTGCATTTAGTAAATATCTTTTTTTGTTTTTCAGTTTTTGAATCTGATTTAGCATCAACTAATTCTTGTACAAATGTTTTTTCTTCTTCAGTCAGTACATTACCATATTTTTCTTCCATTTCATGTAAGAAACTATCTAATGTAATATCAATATCTTGGTTTTCATCAATTAAATTACTATTGTTGTTCTTATTTTCATTAATAAAAGATGTGATATTACTTGTTGCATTAATGTAGCCAGCTAATGTTTTGAAAGTTTTTTTATTTGTTATCACATATTCAATTGATTCAAATAAATTTTCAGTTTTATCATCAATTTCAATCTCTTCGTTTAAATTATTTTTTTGTATAATATCAATTAATTTTTGATTTGATTCTAATACATCATTTAATTTAAGATTTGGAATTATAGATAAAGCTTCATTGACAAATTTTTCACTATCAGCTAAATCATGTACATTATACAATGTATTATATAATTGAAATTGAGATAAAAGATTTTTATCTTCTTTGATTGTCTTAATATAAGAAGCAATCACTTTACGTCCACTTTTTGATTTATATAATTCAGGTGAATTGCTTTCAAATACTTTATGAATGATACCAAAGTTTTTATTTTCTCCGTATAAACTACTGATATTATTTTGTGTATTTTCTATATCATTTTTTCCTAAATCAAATAATTCATTAGATTTTTGTCTTAATAAATCTCCTTGTTCAAAATTTCCATTACGATAAGCAATTAATGCTTGTTTCATTAATTCTTCTGCTTTCTGCAAATTTTCGTTCATAATAAATTATTTTTTAATATAAATATTAATCCAAAATAATAAAAGCCTACTGTTACATAGGCTTTTATTTATTAGTTTAGTTATTTGTTTATATGTTTCTCTAGTTCCTCAGCAATATCATTAAGCTCTTGATTTACTAAAAAAGTTTTATCAATAATAGGAGTTCTTTCTTTTTCTTCTTTTATTGTTTCTTTCTTATATAAATGGTCTAAATATATGTTATAATATTTTTCTTGTTTTTTCTTAATATCTTCCATTACTCTTTTCTTTTCTGATAGTAAAGTGCCACTTAAATGTTTGGTAATCATTTCTCCAAGATTAGGCTCTTGTACATTAGCATTGTTACCACTTTCATCTTTCATAGCATCAGTCATTGGCATTTCTCCTTCTT